GTTTCCATTCCTGTAACCACTGATTTGGTGCTGGTTTAAAATTAACAATCCAATGCGCAGGAACCAACCATGCATAATGCTCTGTCTGATGAAAAGCTATATATTGAAGTGCGAATATTTTGATCCCATCTTCTTCAACTGTCGCCTGGAATCTCCAGAAAACAGGCATTCCATCATGTTCAGTTTCTGATTCAGGAAAAGGTACGCTCCATGATTTTGTCATATCTCACCTCAAATAAGTGGTTTGCTGCCTAATTTCATTTTCTGGCGACCAACACAAGTCATCTTGCTGTCAGTTGTTTGGATTTCCGGTAGCCTGCCGCGTAAAGAGCTACGTTCGGAAGACAAGTTGAGCCTTCATATTTTCTGGTCAACGTTGTCAGTGTTATTACTTCTGCTCTCATTGCTGGTTTGCGCTTGCATTGCAAGACCACTCGAGAGGGGGTTGGTCTGTGTAGCTTGTCGGAGCTAATCGCCTCCTGACTTTGCAGGTTTGCGCGACGAGCTCTACGACGAGAAGCTGAGGTGCCTTTAAATTCTGTTTTTCTGGACATAGATTCCTCCCGAATAAACTTTGGTGATGCAATCTCGAAGCTCCTCCTGAGACGGTTGCTTCGGCATTGCATCCCACAGCTCATGTGGTTGGGTGATCTGGCTTTTCAGCCACGTAGTCGAGAGTTCGACGTTGTTTAAAGAGCCTGCCAGTCTGTTCCGTTTGGCTTCCAGCGTCCTGCTGACGGTTAAATAGTACGATATGTACTTTATTGGGTTAATACTATTTGTTCTAAAATAGGGTGATTTTTTATAACACTTTGTATTTAATAGTGTTGTTTTTTAGCGTGGGTGTATCGCCTCGGCGATGTAAGGAGAGATCAGAATTGCGTGGTTTAGTGAGTTGTATCTATTTATTTTTCAATAAATACATTTGGTTATGTGTCTTTAGGTGGGGGCGTGAGGCAAAGAAAACCCGGCGCTGAGGCCGGGGTATGCATTTATGGTTTTTTTGGTCGTGCTTTGCTAGGGCTTTATGAGTTTTCTTAATGCTGCTTCTAACTTTCTGAATTTTTTCTTGGGAAAGTTTTATGTTTTCAGGGGCTGTTCCAGTGTTAGAAATCATTACATTGCGAACAGATCTCCCTACGGTCTCAGCAGCATTCTCTAGTTGAGACTGTCCCTTCAGGTTCTGGTTTCTGATTCTTGCTTCTGTCTGTGTAATTCTGAATATATTGGCCGCGAGCTCTTCGCTTCCCATGAAGTCAAGCATCGTTCCATCTTTTTTAGTTAGGCCTTTTCGAGCTTTCAACTGTGAGAGATTCATATTGTACATCCCACGGTAGCCCGCATTTTGAAATAGACCATAGTCGACTACTCCGTGTTTATGGGCTACATGACTGAGAGTTTTCTCTCTAGATGTAATCTCGCCACGCAAATAAACTCGATTAACTGCGTCATGGTTATGATATGTAGTGTGTATTTCTGCTGCGAGCCCAGCAAAATAAGCTTGTGCATTTGCAACTTTTTGATTGCTGATGTCACCATTCATTACAATCAGATAACAAGCGAAACGAGTTAATTTAAAGTCATTTTTCGCATTTTCTGAAGGCATCTGGATGAAGTTATCGTATACAGGGATATCGAGGCTCACACATACAGATGTAGCTTTGTTAATGGCTTTCAATATCTGATCCATGCCATTATATCCAAGCATCATCGCTAAATCAGATGCAAACCAATAGGTAACACCGTTTTCTCTAGCGAAATCATCAAATGTTAACTGTGATGTGTCATCGAAAACAGTAATTTGCCTACTCATATCACACCCGAACTTACTCATCGATTTTCCCTTATATTAATATAATGTGGATAGTTTGTCGCCAACTCGCTAAAGTTATTCATTATGAGGTTTGCCATCCATCACCCAAACGTCTCTTCAGGCCACTGACTAGCGATAACTTTCCCCACAACGGAACAACTCTCATTGCATGGGATCATTGGGTATTGTGGATTTAGTGGCTGTAGAAACACCTGACCGCTATCCCTGATCAGTTTCTTGAAGGTAAATTCATCACCACCAAGTCTGGCTATGCAGAAATCGCCGGGCTCAACAGCTTGCTCTGGGTCAACCAGAATTAACATCCCGTCAGGAAAACTAGGTTTGGAACCTGTTGGGGCGGTCATTGAGTTACCTTCAACCTCAAGCCAGAATGCAGAGTCACTGGCTTTTTTGGTTGTGCTTACCAATCTCTCCGCATCGCCTTTGGTAAAGGTTCTGAGTTCTGGAGAGAACATCCCAGCCTGAACATGAGAAAAAACAGGGTACTCATATTGTTTTTTAACTGGGGCCGATGAGTATTCGCCAACAGGTGAAAATGTCCCGTCGTGGTTGAATGATATGTTATCAATACCAAGGTATTTAAACACCACACCAATATCACTAAGAGATGGATGACGAGATCCGCGCAACCAGTGTCCAATCCCACCCTGCGTCATACCTAGCTCTTCGGCTAACTTCTCTTGAGTTATGCCGAGCTCTTTCATTCTGGATCTAGCCAGTTCATACCATTTCATTTTCATGTCCTTATTATTACGCTCTGTATTGCAACCATCCATGCACAATGTGTATTTTTGCTTGCATTCAAAAAGTACATATTGTATTTTTTCTTCATGGTTACTATGGAGGGCATATGAGCAACCTACGAAAATATCGAGAGTCACTGAATATCTCTCAAACAACACTTGCTAAGGCAGTTGGATGCACACAGGGAGCTATCGGACATTGGGAATCTGGTCGTCGCTTCCCAGACCTTAAAACATGCCGTGCTCTTGTTGCGTGTCTAAACAAGTTAGGCGCAAAAGTAAGTCTTGATGACGTGTTCCCGCCGGAGCACAAAGCCGCTTAATAAGCGGAGCCGCTCTTTGTAACAACGGACATTCGTCCTACGTCGCTGAAAAGCGAGCCCCAAGATATCTGACCAACTAAGGCCATATGCGTTTCCACGCATACCTTTCAACTAACTATTCACTATTGGAAATCTTAAGAAATGGAACAAACAAGTTACAGCAAACTATCACAGCGTGACGTTGATCGCGCAGAAACAGATTTACTCATCAACCTGTCAACGCTTACCCAGCGTGGTCTGGCAAAGATGATTGGCTGTCATGAATCGAAGATAAGCAGAACGGACTGGCGGTTTATTGCTTCGGTCTTGTGTGCTTTCGGAATGGCATCAGACATCAGTCCAATTAGCAGGGCTTTTAAGTATGCGCTTGATGGAATCACAAAGAAAAAACGCCCGGCGGCAACCGAGCGTTCTGAACAAATCCAGATGGAGTTCTGAGGTCATTACTGGATCTATCAACAGGAGTCATTATGACAAATACAGCAAAAATACTCAACTTCGGCAGAGGTAACTTTGCCGGACAGGAGCGTAATGTGGCAGATCTCGATGATGGTTACGCCAGACTATCAAATATGCTGCTTGAGGCTTATTCAGGCGCAGATCTGACCAAGCGACAGTTTAAAGTGCTGCTTGCCATTCTGCGTAAAACCTATGGGTGGAATAAACCAATGGACAGAATCACCGATTCTCAACTTAGCGAGATTACAAAGTTACCCGTCAAACGGTGCAATGAAGCCAAGTTAGAACTCGTCAGAATGAATATTATCAAGCAGCAAGGCGGCATGTTTGGACCAAATAAAAACATCTCAGAATGGTGTATCCCTCAAAACGAGGGAAAATCCCCTAAAACGAGGGATAAAACATCCCTCAAATTGGGGGATTGCTATCCCTCAAAACAGGGGGACACAAAAGACACTATTACAAAAGAAAAAAGAAAAGATTATTCGTCCGAGAATTCTGGCGAATCCTCTGACCAGCCAGAAAACGATCTTTCTGTGGTTAAACCGGATGCTGCAATTCAGAGCGGCAGCAAGTGGGGAACAGCAGAAGACCTGACCGCCGCAGAGTGGATGTTTGACATGGTGAAGACCATCGCGCCATCAGCCAGAAAACCGAATTTTGCTGGGTGGGCTAACGATATCCGCCTGATGCGTGAACGTGACGGACGTAACCACCGCGATATGTGTGTGCTTTTCCGCTGGGCCTGCCAGGACAACTTCTGGTCCGGTAACGTGCTGAGTCCGGCCAAACTCCGCGACAAGTGGACCCAGCTCGAAATCAACCGTAACAAGCAACAGGCAGGCGTGACAGCCAGCAAACCAAAACTCGACCTGACAAACACTGACTGGATTTACGGGGTGGATTTATGAAAAACATCGCCGCACAGATGGTTAACTTTGACCGTGAGCAGATGCGTCGGATCGCCAACAACATGCCGGAACAGTACGACGAAAAGCCGCAGGTACAACAGGTAGCGCAGATCATCAACGGTGTGTTCAGCCAGTTACTGGCAACTTTCCCGGCGAGCCTGGCTAACCGTGACCAGAACGAACTGAACGAAATCCGCCGCCAGTGGGTTCTGGCTTTCCGGGAAAACGGGATCACCACAATGGAACAGGTTAACGCAGGAATGCGCGTAGCCCGTCGGCAGAATCGACCATTTCTGCCATCACCCGGGCAGTTTGTTGCATGGTGCCGGGAAGAAGCATCCGTTATCGCCGGACTGCCAAACGTCAGCGAGCTGGTTGATATGGTTTACGAGTATTGCCGGAAGCGAGGCCTGTATCCGGATGCGGAGTCTTATCCGTGGAAATCAAACGCGCACTACTGGCTGGTTACCAACCTGTATCAGAACATGCGGGCCAATGCGCTTACTGATGCGGAATTACGCCGTAAGGCCGCAGATGAGCTTGTCCATATGACTGCGAGAATTAACCGTGGTGAGTCGATCCCTGAACCAGTAAAACAACTTCCTGTCATGGGCGGTAGACCTCTAAATCGTGCACAGGCTCTGGCGAAGATCGCAGAACTCAAAGCTAAGTTCGGACTGAAAGGAGCAAGTGTATGACGGGCAAAGAGGCAATTATTCATTACCTGGGGACGCATAATAGCTTCTGTGCGCCGGACGTTGCCGCGCTAACAGGCGCAACAGTAACCAGCATAAATCAGGCCGCGGCTAAAATGGCACGGGCAGGTCTTCTGGTTATCGAAGGTAAGGTCTGGCGAACGGTGTATTACCGGTTTGCTACCAAGGAAGAACGGGAAGGAAAGATGAGCACGAACCTAATTTTTAAGGAGTGTCGCCAGAGTGCCGCGATGAAACGGGTATTGGCGGTATATGGAGTTAAAAGATGACCATCTACATCACTGAGCTAATAACAGGCCTGCTGGTAATCGCAGGCCTTTTTATTTGGGGGAGAGTAAATCGTGGCTGACTGGCAAATACCAATCATCATTCTTGCCGGAGCTTCGCTGGTTGCTGGCTTTATCCTGCTGAAGAAGCATAAAGACCGTGATCAAAAAGTCGAAGTTCTCTATGGGTATCCGGCGAACAGCACAACATGGCTGACTATTTACCACTACCGAAAATCAGGCCGTTGGGTATTCGAATGGGATGATCTGTTTGCTGAAAAGCGACCAAAGTCATGGGGAGACATCAGCGAATGCATGATGTTTGAAGAAAGAAAATCCGGCGCAACCCGAGAAGAGTTTAACGAAGCGTGGAGGCGATTAAGTGAGAGGGGGTATCAATGAGCAGAATTAAGTCGAGGTAACAATGAAGCAAATATACATGCTTCGCAACGAAGCAATCAGAAACAACGCCATAGACGCAATACTCTCACTTCCGATCGACGACAAGTCACCTCACGAAGTCCACATTAAAGAACCCAGGCGGAGCAATCCTCAAAACCGCCTTATGTGGGCGTTATTGCAGGACGTATCACGTCAGGTGCTTTGGCATGGAAAGAGACTTGCGCCGGAGGACTGGAAAGATCTGTTCACTGCCCTGTGGCTTAAGACCAAAAAACTGGAGCAACGAAGTGCGCCTGGTATCGACGGTGGCGTTGTCATGCTTGGCGTGCGTACCAGCAAAATGCGAAAGGCCAGCATGACTGAGCTTATCGAAATCATGTTCTGGTTCGGCTCAGAGCGCAACGTGCGGTGGAGTGATGACTCCCGGCGAGAGTATGAATGGTCACAACGAAAAGGTAGGGCTGCATGACTATCAAATCAAATACGCCAGCACACGACAAGGACTGCTGGCAAACGCCGCTTTGGCTTTTTGATGCACTGGATATTGAGTTTGGATTCTGGCTGGATTCGGCAGCGAGCGACAAAAATGCTCTGTGCGCTCACTGGCTAACTGAGGCTGACGACGCGCTAAATTCTGAGTGGGTAAGCCACGGTGCAATCTGGAATAACCCACCGTACAGCAATATCAGGCCGTGGGTGGAAAAAGCCGCTGAGCAGTGTATACAACAACGACAGACGGTAGTGATGCTTGTGCCAGAGGATATGTCAGTCGGATGGTTCAGCAAGGCTCTGGAGAGTGTCGACGAAGTTCGTATTATCACTGATGGACGGATTAATTTTGTCGAACCATCGACAGGACTGGAGAAGAAGGGAAACAGCAAAGGTTCCATGCTGCTGATTTGGCGACCGTTCATCAGTTCTCGACGGATGTTTACTACTGTATCCAAAGCGGCATTGATGGCGATCGGGCAGGGCGTCAGGAGGGCAGCATGAGACGACAGCGACGAAGTTTCACCGACATCATCTGCGAAAACTGCAAATACCTTCCAACGAAACGCTACAGAAATAAACGCAAGCCAATCCCAAAAGAATCTGACGTAAAAACCTTCAACTACACGGCTCACCTGTGGGATATCCGGTGGCTAAGACATTGTGCGAGGAAAACAAGGTGATTGACCAAAATCGAAGTTACGAACAAGAAAGCGTCGAGCGAGCTTTAACGTGCGCTAACTGCGGTCAGAAGCTGCATGTGCTGGAAGTTCACGTGTGTGAGCACTGTTGCGCAGAACTTATGAGCGATCCGAATAGCTCAATGTACGAGGAAGAAGACGATGAATGAGTTAATAAATGGCAATGCCATAAAAATGACAAGCATTGAAATCGCTGAGTTGGTTGGTAAGCGTCATGACAATGTGAAACGTACCATCGAAACGCTGGCTAAAAATGGTGTTATCCGGCTTCCTCAAATTGAGGATTGTGGAAGAATCAATGGGTTAGGCTTAAATCAAAGTTTTTGTGTGTATGTATTCGAAGGCGAACAAGGAAAGCGAGACAGTATTGTCGTTGTAGCCCAGTTGTCGCCGGAATTCACGGCTCGCCTTGTTGACCGTTGGCGAGAGCTTGAAGAAGCTGCGGTTAATATCCCAAAAACGCTACCAGAAGCGTTGCGCCTTGCTGCTGACCTTGCTGAGCAGAAAATGCAACTGGAAAACCAGCTAGCAATTGCCGCACCTAAAGTTGAGTTTGCCGATCGCGTTGGCGAGGCCAGCGGAATTTTGATTGGAAACTTTGCAAAGGTTGTTGGAATTGGTCCAAACAAACTGTTTGCGTGGATGCGCGATCACAAAATCCTTATTGCTTCAGGTTCCCGGCGCAATGTGCCAATGCAGGAATATATGGATCGCGGCTATTTCACAGTGAAAGAAACAGCGGTCAACACAAATCACGGAATACAGATATCGTTCACCACAAAAATCACCGGGTGTGGTCAACAGTGGCTGACCAGAAAGCTGCTCGATAATGGAATGCTGAAAGTAACAGGGGAGGCTGCTTAATGGCTAACCTACGCAAAGAAGCTCGCGGCAGAGAATGCCAGGTACGTATTTACGGCGTATGCAATGGCAACCCTGAAACTACAGTTCTGGCACATTACCGGATGGCTGGAATTTGCGGAACGGGAATGAAGCCTGACGACCTGATCGGCGCATGGGCTTGTAGCGCGTGTCACGATGAAATCGACCGACGCACCCATAACCTCGACAACAAAGACGCCAGACTTTACCACCTCGAAGGCGTGATCAGGACGCAGGCGATACTGCTGAAGGAGGGGAAGATTAAGCCATGAACGAATATCAGTTTGTGCTTCCATACCCGCCGTCGGTGAATACCTACTGGCGAAGACGGGGAGGCCAATACTACATCAGCGATAAAGGCCAGAAATACCGAAAAGACGTTCAGCAAATCATTCGCCAACTCAAGTTAGACATTTTCACCAAATCACGACTCCGTATCAAAGTCATCGCAGACGTTCCAGACTCCCGCCGCCGCGACCTCGACAACATCCTGAAAGGTTTACTCGACTCCCTTATCCACGCCGGATTTGCGGAAGACGACGAGCAATTCGATGACATTCGCGTAATTCGTGGTGTGAAAGTACCAGGCGGAAGGCTTGGAATAAAAATCACCGAACTGGAGAACACATGAACAAAGCATTCGAACGATATATGCGCCAGCGTTATGGCAATCGCTACGATCTTACCCGCGATGCTTACGGCTTCTACTGTCGTGAGGTTGTGAAACGAATGTTTGAAGTGTGGTGTCATTGCAAAGGATAGAGGGGAAGACGATGAGACTCGAAAGCGTAGCTAAATTTCATTCGCCAAAAAGCCCGATGATGAGCGACTCACCACGGGCCACGGCTTCTGACTCTCTTTCCGGTACTGATGTGATGGCTGCTATGGGGATGGCGCAATCACAAGCCGGATTCGGAATGGCTGCATTCTGCGGTAAGCACGAACTCAGCCAGAACGACAAACAAAAGGCTATCAACTATCTGATGCAATTTGCACACAAGGTATCGGGGAAATACCGTGGCGTGGCAAAGCTTGAAGGAAATACTAAGGCAAAGGTACTGCAAGTGCTCGCAACATTCGCTTATGCGGATTATTGCCGTAGTGCCGCGACGCCGGGCGCAAGATGCAGAGATTGCCACGGTACAGGCCGTGCGGTTGATATAGCCAAAACAGAGCAGTGGGGGATAGTTGCTGAGAAAGAGTGCGGAAGATGTAAAGGCGTCGGTTATTCAAGAATGCCAGCAAGCGCCGCATATCGCGCTGTGACGATGCTAATCCCAAACCTTACCCAACCCACCTGGTCACGCACTGTTAAGCCGCTGTATGACGCTCTGGTTGTGCAATGCCACAAGGAAGAGTCAATCGCAGACAACATTTTGAATGCGATCACACGTTAGCGCCATGATTGCCACGGATGGCAACATATTAACGGCATAATATTGACTTTTTGAATAACTTTGGGGAAACTTGACACCAATAATGGGCGTTTTTTACATGTCATTGATGAGTCTCAATAACCTGCCGCCGAGTAGTTTTTATGCTCTGAATTGTATTTGTGTAGTAAACATGCTGACTGCAATGTAATAGAGTTTTTTTAGCCTGTAACCTCTTGACGGCATTGAATTGCTTTTGTTATGAGTTGTAAGCCAATGTTATCATCTTGTATTGGGGTGGTTATGAAGGATGGTGCACTGCTCAGGAGTTCTTCACTTTTTATTGCCTACATGGGATGCCTTGGATGGGGGATGCTTATTTCTATGGATGGGGTACTTCTTTTTACTACGGCTTCCCATGGTGGATTGTAGGTGCAGGTGTTGATGATGTTGCCAGAAGTTTATTTTTTGCAGTTATCGTCATTGCTATATTTCTTATCGGTTGGGGTATTGGTGTTGTATTCTTTTTCGCAGTGAAAAGAAAACATTCTATGCAAGAGCTAAATGTATTTCGCCTTTATTTTGCTGTGGAATTATTGTTTGTGCCGGCAATTATTGAGTTTTCTATATTGAGACAGAAGATTCAGGTACCTCTTTTGCTACTGTCAGCAGCGATTGCGCTGGCGGTTACAATTTCGATAAGATCTTATGGGCGATTTTTATCGGTATCATGCTTCTATGATAAGCTATTTATAAAAAACATTTTTTTGAGATTGTGATGATTGCTTTTGTGGCATATTTCTGGTTTTTTCATTTCTGTCAGGATATTACAAACCGCAGTTTAAGAAAGAATATGAAATGATTAATTATAATGATGGTTGGTATTATGTTCTTGCTCGTTATGATAATTGTCTGGTTTTGTCTACTTCTTTCAATGCAGGTAGTAAAAGGTTTGTCATTTATCAATCAGCACAAGATAAGAATCTTCAGGTTGATATTGTAAGGACCAGAATTTAATTGGCTGCATAAATAATATTTTAAGTTGCAAGTTGGCTATTCGTAGGAATAGAACCTTAGGCATGCTGAATGTCGTTTTCTGAACATTGTTTTATAAACTGTGTCTGCTTGCTGTTGTGATCCTGCTTTTAGTGATGGTGATGATGGATTTCACCAGCAGGATAATGTTGGTACTGACTGATGGCGCTCTGGTCTGCGGCATTGTGGTATTGCTGTGGCCGATGATGAAAGAACAGAATGAATAATTCTTGACTTTTTTGTTTACTGTTTATTAAAAAATCAACCGCATGGTGAATCCTCCTTGGAGGGGCTAAATGATCGAGTTTTAAGGGCACGTAGCGAGTTCTGTTTGATCATTGCAGAACTTAGCGGGAGGCGCCATGCGTACATCACTAGTGTTATTCCTTTTATCATTTTCCTTGTGAGTTCTGGCTGCGCATTGCGCAGCCTTTTTTTTATGACCTGCCACTGGCAGATGGTCATCCTGTGATTTGATTCCGCTTCCGGCTTTTTAACTCTGTTCCTCTACACGGGAGAAATTCGATGTCGATTAAACATTACGATGTTGTCAGGGCGGCGTCGCCGTCAGACCTTGCGGAAAAGCTGACACACAAACTGAAAGAGGGCTGGCAGCCATACGGCGGACCGGTTGCCATTACGCCGTACACACTGATGCAGGCGGTGGCTATTGAAGGAGAGCCACAGGTCGGCCCTTCATCTGAGCCGGATTGGTACTACGTCATCGTACTGGCCGGGCAATCCAATGCCATGGCTTACGGTGAAGGGCTTCCGCTGCCGGATTCATACGATGCTCCGGATCCGCGCATTAAACAGCTGGCGCGCCGCAGTACAGTGACGCCGGGCGGGGCTGCCTGCAGATATAACGATATTATTCCGGCTGACCACTGTCTGCATGATGTGCAGGATATGAGTACGCTGAATCATCCGAGGGCTGACCTGAGCAAAGGGCAGTACGGCTGTGTCGGCCAGGGTTTACATATTGCCAAAAAACTGCTCCCGTATATCCCGAATAACGCGGGGATCCTGCTGGTACCATGCTGTCGTGGTGGTTCGGCATTTACCCAGGGCGCGGAGGGGACATTCAGCGAATCCACGGGGGCCAGTCAGGATTCGGCACGCTGGGGGGTGGGCAAGCCGTTATATCAGGATCTGATTTCCCGCACAAAAGCGGCATTGCAGAAAAATCCCAAAAACGTTCTGCTGGCCGTCTGCTGGATGCAGGGTGAGTTTGACATGAGCGCCGCCACCCACGTACAGCAACCTGCGCTGTTTACAGCCATGCTGACACAGTTTCGTGCTGACCTCTCCGTGTTTAACGCGCAGTGCCATGGTGGCAGTGCTGCAGATGTGCCGTGGGTTTGTGGTGACACGACGTATTACTGGAAAAATACATACGCTACCCAGTACGACACCGTGTACGGCGGGTATAAAAACAGGGAGAGTGAGGGCGTTTATTTTGTGCCCTTCATGACAGACGGTAACGGCGTCAATACCGCCACTAACGCGCCGGCAGAAGATCCGGATATTCCGGTATCAGGATATTACGGTGCGGCATCGAGAACGAATGGAAACCAGGTATCATCAAACCGCCCGACACATTTCAGTTCATGGGCGCGCAGGAGCATTATTCCGGATCGTCTGGCAACCGCTATTCTGAACGCAGCCGGGCGCACCTCAGCCTTCATCAGTGGTAAGGCACCGGAAATCAAACCCTCGTCCGGCGGCAACACGCCATCGGGTCCGTTTGCAGATACGTCCGTTCGCACAATCTCCCTGCTGCCGGCAGCCGGAGAGGCTGCTGCGCAGGGCTGGAGCATTAAGGATGGCGGAATTCAGTTGTCAGATGGTGTATTTAAGATCACCAAGCAGAGCAATAAAACCTGGTCCCTGACGCATCCGGTGGATGACGCAATTACCCTGCTGACACAGGGCGGCAGACTGACCTGTAAGTTCCGCCTGTCAGGCGCACTGACCAACAATCAGTTCGGGCTGGGGATTTATCTGTATACGGATGCTCCCGTTCCTGATGGTGTGGCGATGACGGGTACCGGTAATCCGTTCCTGATGTCGTACTTCACTCAGACCACTGACGGCAGAGTGAATCTGATGCATCACAGGAAAGCCGGAAACACGAAGCTGGGGGAGTTCGGCGATTACGGTAACGACTGGCAGACGCTGGAGCTGGTGTTCACCGCCGGCAGTGCCACGGTTACTCCGAAACTGAATGGAGTGGCTGGCCCGGCATTCCAGGTTATAAAAGACAGTCTGACACTGGGACTGAATGCGCTGACGCTGACGGATGTTACAAAAAATGCAGCGTATGGCGTTGAGATAGAAAGTCTGATGCTGGAGATAAATGCACCGGCAGCATAATAAAAAAAGCCAGCGCCCACTCTGAAGGACGCTGGCTAAAACGGGTAGATGTACTTCACATGATACTTATACTTGGCAGTACATTTTCTGACAGACAGTGACGGATGTTGTCAAGATATTGTGTCATTTATAACCTGAATCAGGGGTTGGCCGGAATGTTATCTGGCATTTTTAGCAGAGCCTGAATGCCATAATCACGGCTCCCGGCGTTGGCCGTCAGTGGGTGACACTGGCGGCTTTTTTGTTTTCTTTACTTTCATTTCTTGTCGGCGGTGACGGAGGACATACATCAGATGGAAAAAATCACAACAGGTGTGTCATACACCACGTCAGCGGTGGGGACGGGATACTGGTTACTGCAGCTGCTGGACAAAGTCTCTCCGTCCCAGTGGGTGGCAATAGGTGTGCTGGGAAGTCTGCTGTTTGGCCTGCTGACGTATCTGACAAATCTTTATTTCAAGATTAAAGAAGATAAGCGTAAGGCTGCGAGAGGTGAATAATGTCGCCGTCATTACGCAAGGCTGTTGCAGCTGCTATTGGTGGTGGGGCTGTTGCCATAGCGTCTGTGCTCATCACTGGTCCAGGTGGTAACGATGGTCTGGAAGGTGTCAGCTACATACCATACAAAGATATCGTTGGCGTATGGACTGTATGTCACGGACACACCGGAAAAGACATCATGCCCGGTAAAACGTATACCGAAGCAGAATGCAAAGCCCTCCTGAATAAAGACCTTGCCACGGTCGCCAGACAAATTAACCCGTACATCAACGTCGATATACCGGAAACAACGCGCGGCGCTCTTTACTCGTTCGTTTACAACGTGGGCGCTGGCAATTTCAGAACATCGACGCTTCTTCGCAAAATAAACCAGGGCGATATCAAAGGCGCATGTGATCAGCTACGGCGCTGGACATACGCTGGCGGTAAGCAATGGAAAGGGCTGATGACTCGCCGCGAGATTGAGCGTGAAGTCTGTTTGTGGGGGCAACAATGAGCAGGGTAACCGTTATTATCTCCGCTCTGGTTATCTGCATTATCGCCTGCCTGTCATGGGCTGTTAATCATTACCGTGATAACGCCATCGCCTACAAAGAGCAGCGCGATAAAGCCACATCCATCATCGCTGATATGCAGAAGCGGCAACGTGATGTAGCAGAACTTGACGCCAGATACACAAAGGAGCTTGCTGATGCTAATGCGACTATCGAAAGTCTCCGTGCTGATGTTTCTGCTGGGCGTAAGCGCCTGCAAGTCTCCGCCACCTGTGCAAAGTCAACGACCGGAGCCAGCAGCATGGGCGATGGAGAAAGCCCAGGACTTACAGCAGATGCTGAACTCAATTATTACCG